TTAATCGCTCATTCTTTTTATACTGATGCGCGATGTGCTTTAACCACACTTGAGCAGACGCAACAGGATCGTGTCGATTCACACCATAAAAGTCTTCCCACCATGGCCACAATTGTACCACTCCAATGGCTCGCGGGACTCGTTTCCCGCGAGCAGTGGTGCGCCAATCGCCGCGTGCTTTGGGATTAAAGCGAGATTCGCGACACCCAGCAGCAATAAGCATACCTCTCAAGTCTTGAGGAAGATTCGGATGTGAGCGGAAAAAGGCTTTTTCAACCTTGATTAAGTCTTTTAAAACTTTATCCCGTTCTAAGATCGCTTCTTCGGTCAAGCCAGCAAAGCAACTTTGATAAGCTTGAGTATAAATCTCTTCATAAACTTGAGACGCATCGCCATTACAACTTAGTGCAAGCAACGCAACAATATTAATAATAGTCATTTTTTTCCTTTTACAAGATACCGTAAATGTGATTTTCTTGGACGAGTAGAAAGTCGCCCTGTTCTAAGCTCGCCGTTTCTACCATGTTATCATTAACAAGTAATAGACGTCCAAGATCTTCTGGTGTTACCACCTTGCAATCATTAGAAATTTGTTCTAGCTGATAGACACCATATGGACTACTTTTGACCTTATAAGTGTCTGGTACCAGAATAGTAGGTTTGGCTTCCTCATCGACATCATTGTCAATCGGTGTTACCAAAACAAAGCGATTACAGGGTTTTAGTGCATGTGATGTGCTCATGACATCCCCCGTGACCCGAACTGCTTTTCTACAGCATCAAACATATCGTTCAAATCATCCATATCTGCGCCTTTTTCGTAAAGACGATAAGCTGAGATTGCGGCCCAGATATCATCTTTTGTAAGCCATCCATTTTCAATAAACTCGGCGCGGAGTTCCTTTTTCTGTTCTTTATATGGCGCCATTGCTTGCTCAAGAGCAATCATAGATTTTAAATATGTAATCACATATTCGTCTTTAGTTGCCTCTCCGGTAACTTCTGCCGGTTCGGCTTCTTTTCTTAATTTAACAACACTCATTATTACCTCCTAAAGTATTAAAGTGCAATGACAGCGCAGCTTCCGCCGCTACATGCCAGTTCTGCTGAAAGATCGGTATTATCATTATACTCGATTATTTTCGTTAAGTCAAGCTTTTTTAATGCTTGTAGTAATTCTTCATATTCTTGTTTAGTACAGCTTTCAAAGGGTGCCTGAACATATGTATGCTCTTTATTATCGTAAGGGAGCACACTTAAGCCATTGTAACTATTACGGTTTTCCCACATCCACTCTCCGACCTCATCCCATTCTTTTTCTTTAATGCTTACTGTAGCTGAAACGTTGTGGGTGTTTGCACCTTTCTTATGTCCCGGTCGAGTCCATTCGTTGCTAATACGTTGAACCCGCTCTAACATTTGAATAGCACTCTCTGATCTCAAAATTGAGCCTCGCGGTGCCGTTTGAGGAACACTGATTATTGCCGTATCGTGAGGTCTGAAGTATTCATCTTCTACCAATTCCGGATGATTATCGGCCAAATAAGAGTAGATAGTTTCACTCTTGCCGACGCGGAGACGACGAATATAATATCGGTCATGCCATGCGTGTACACCGCTTGATGTGCCAAGAGTTAAACTAGTGGTGCCAGCTGGCTTTACGCAGGTTGTGCGAGCAGCGACACCAATTCCAAGCAATGCAGCAACTCGTTTATTTTCTTTTTTTACTACACTTGTTGCAGCAGTCATGTCTAGTTTTAAAACTTTGCCTGAAGCGATGCCAGTCATGCTTACACCGATTAAAGCATCCTTTTCAGTTGTTCTGCGCCATACTTCACGCAAATAATGGAAATCGGTATAACTAGCTTGTAGCGTTGCAATGAAAGTTGCTGCGCGGCATCGATCTTCATATTGCTCTTGAGATTCAAGATTACTAGCGTTTACTTCTACCAGATTACAAAATTGATAGGGACGCAGTGCTATCTCACAACATGGGTTAGTACCCCAATCTTTATCATTAGAAAGATAAAATCCCGGCTCACCGCAGCCTGAAGCACGAACTCGTTTCCAAAGGTCCATGAAAAAGCCTTTAGTAATCATATGTCTCATTAAGACTACCGAATTATTGGCGCGGCCTCTTTGGGGATTCTTCTCCCACCAGTCACCTATTTTAGCAGCGAGCATTTCTTCATCATCAGCACTAAAGAGCGATATGAGGGCGGCGCGTCTTATGCCACCGGCTAAAACTGCATCGGCAATATGGCAAACAATATCATGCACTTCAATGGTAGTTAGTTTATCGCCAGTTTCCTTTTCCCGTAAGATACCATCAATCTTGACAAGGCACTCTTTAAGTGGTTGTGGACCGGGAGCGGTACCGCCAGTCGTTTTTAAGGGGGCGCCCTTTGGTCGAATGTCGCTATAATCAAATCTAAGCTTTGAGCCGCCGTGGAAATAGCTTCGCATTAAACCCTTTACTGCGTCTGCCCATCCTTCAATTGAATCGTTAACTAAAAAGCGGCGAGTTCTCGGAGAGGGTCTTTGAATTTCCGGAAGCTGTTCGACGTGATGTCGTTGAACGCTGTAACCTACACCAGTTCCTCCAAGTAACAAAAACATTGTTTCGCTAAAAGAGCGCCAATCTTCTATCGGCAAGTAGGCGCAATTAAAAATACGGTTTGGGGCGACTTCGATAGGTTTGCCGCCGAACTGCATCGAGCGCATAGAAGGAAGTACTTCTTTATTGTGAACGTATTTATACACATCGTTAATCTCTTCTTTTAACTCCGGAAATTTCTTCATGTGCATTCTTTTGTTTCGGATGACTAACTCATCCCATGTTTCTCGTCTCTGCAAAAATTCATTATATTTAGCATATTTCATATGCACTGTGATGTCTGATAAGATCTGCTTTGCTACGTCGCCTTCCATTTGCTATTTCTCCTTTTGTTAGTGCTTGTTTGAATGCATTTCTTTATAAATTCTTCTGGCGTTAGCCATATCGTTTTTATTTCTATTTATACGTGATTCGTCTTTTACTTGCTGCATGTTTTCTTGTTCTAAAATCTTTATACAAGCAGTCCCAGTATCCATAAAAATAGAATATATCATGGCGTCTGGTCCATTTCTATTTTTAGCGACGAATATCCTACCCATATTACTGCTTTTATCACGTTCTGTTCGTGATAAACTTATAATAAAATCTGCTACAAAACATTTGTTATATGCTTCAGAAACAGATTTCATTGTGATTACCTCTTCGCTTGATCCCTCACGATTTGTTTGTGAAGCAGTGATTAAAGGACAATTAAACTCTTGAGCTATTCCTCGCAACTCTTCATAAATCGATTCAAGTTCGTGTCTTTTCTCGCTCATCGAAGTAGTGCCTCTGAGCAAGTCTCCATAATCTACGATTACCATATCGACTTCCATATGATTTTGTCTAGTCTTATCGAGATGGTTTTTTATAGTAGTGGTTGTCGCGGATTTAGTTGGATATTCTTTTATAATCAGTTGCCCATCTACATCTTTAATCGTATCAAAAATGGCATCTTTCTTGTCTAAAAGCTCATCTAGATTGTAACCGGTTAAACATGCATCGTATCGCTGAGCGACGACACGCTCTCTCAATTCTAATGTATAATGGACAACGTTTTTACCCTGTTTTAACGCTTGAGCACCAAAATGTACCAAAGCAAAGCTTTTGCCGACTCCGGTAGGAGCAATTACGACTGAAAGTTCTCCTTGTCCTAATCCACCCTTTGTAATTTTGTCAAGCTGGGGCCAACCTGTTGAAATGGGATTTCTGACTTCTACCACAAAGCGGTCATCAAAATCTTTAATATAGTCATATCCAAAGTTATTATCACCACCCAATTTTAAAGCAGTGTTGATTAATTTTTCAATTTCTGTGAACGAACACTTATTGAGTAAAGGTACTGACTTAAGCATAGCGGACTTCAATACCTGCTTTTTGCAGAAATCTACACTTGTCGATTTGATATATTCAACATCTGCTACCTCCGGACTCGCTTGAACACGAACAAAGAAGTCTTTCACTTGTTTTTGTAAGACCTCTCCTTCATATTCCAATTCAGTATTATAAATGGAATTGAGAGTACCGTTGGCGGGATGAGTTTTATACTTCTTCTTAAACTGGAAAAGCTTTCTTGTAAAAACTTGAAGATACTTAAGTTCAAAAAATCCTTCGTCGAGAACCTCCACCATTTGATCGCAAAAAGCACGATCATAAACTAATAATTTGCATAAATTTTCTTGAAAGTTCTTTCCAAAAACACCTAGATTTTCCATGTCACCTCATTGAATTATAGAGTAAGTATATAATACTTTTTTTTCAAAGTCAATCAATATTGTAAGTCAATAATAAGATTGAATTCTTTTTTTATTTGAACACTTTATTTTTCGCTGTGGCGAACAAATTAGGTAAAAAAGATTTCTTAAGCCTAAGAAGTCTGTCAAACTTAGCCTGATTTCGTGCGGTCGTGTAAAGTGCTGTAGGCTTGCGGATTTCACCGTCAATTACTTGCGCACCAAAATCGTAAAATTTAGATTTTGTTTTACTTTTAGGGGCTTTACTCGCCATAGCAACCCCACAAGATAGAATAAACAAAACTGTGATTAAAAAGGTTCTTATTTTCATACATATTTCACCCAAGCCCAGTGCTTTCTTTGATTCAAGTATCCCTCAACTCCGTCGTTGCTGTAGGCTTCTTGTTCAAAGGGGTTTAAATAATATGCGTCGGCCCATGTGCCATGCTTAAAGCGGCCTATCAGATAAAAGGCTCCATACAATATCCATTGAAAAACAAAAAGCAATTCGATTTGTTGATGATAGTGAATAGTTTCGTGACGTCTTGTCTCTTTTGTTAATTTGCCTCGGCATACCACAAAGAATGCGAAGCTAAATGCCCAAATGTTTATGGGAGCAAGCTTAGAAAGCCATACTGGTAATTTACTGTTTTCAATAAAAATTGGTTTACAAGTCATTTTATTTTCTTCTCATCTGTACAGCGCAGTGTACCATTAAAAACAAGACGCCTATCGCTAATGCAGCTTCTAATATCATCATGATTTATTATCCCGACACATTCGTCTGAAATTTTGAAATAAGTCGGTCCAACTATTTTCGTGAATTCCGTCTTGTATCATCATTCCATCGGTCTCCGTTTTTCTAAAGCCGTATTCAAATTCTTCAATCGTCCAATCGACGCTTTGTTTCGTCTGAATCGACAAACTCGGACTATAAAGCTGCATAAGCTTATAGTTCTCTTTAATTAGTTCTTTGGACTCAGGAATTAACTCATAGGCTTTGATCTTTTTTTCCTGATTTTCGCAAAACTCTATTAATTCCAATAGGGTTACGTCTCTTTCTTCGGCAAAAAAAATAAACCTTTTAGCAACAGTTTTTAAACCGACGCCTCCAATGCCGCTCAAATTGTCCGAAGGATCACCAGCTATTGCTCGAGCTAAGGCGAAGTTTTGAGGATGAATGCCAAAATCTTCGAGTATGTGAGTCTTACTTAGATATTGCTTTTGGACCGGTCGATGAATAATAGTTGTGTTGTCAAGTAGCTGATAAAAGTCTTTATCGCTCGATACAATTACTTTTTGGTCATCCTTAAAAGCTGAGTAACGACAAACGTAAGCTATCAAGTCATCAGCCTCTACTTCATCGGCTATAAGCTGAATCACTGGGAAGTGGTTTAAATAATCGAAGGTGCGATACATTTGCCATATTTTATTTTCTTTCTCTTGGTCTTCCGATAATACTCTTACGTTACGATTCAGGCGAATGGGTGAGCGACCAGCTTTGTAGTTTTTATTAGTTTGCTTCCTCTTTCTACTTCCACCTCTGCCATCCCAACATACTACAATAGCGTCTGGTTTGATTTCACGCGAAAGCTTTTGAAGGGATTTTAAAAACCCAGCGGTACCGCCAATTGGCTTCCCGTCTTTCGATATAGTAGGATTAACAATGTATGAACGCAGAAATAGATTTAATGCGTCGATGATCATGATTCTTTTCATAGTGTGTTTAGTATTGTTTTATCAAGGGGTTTAGCGGCGGCGGTAACGACGTGTGGTTACGCGCCTTCTTAATTTACCATTTTTATTATAATGGCGACGGACTGTGCGTTTTATTAGCTTTCGCTTCGGACGCACATATTTGCGACGTTGTGTTTTCACTTTCGGTCGCGTATAGCGCTTACGATATTGCTTGCGATGGACGCGAGGTTTGTGATGGCGTTGGGCGCTTCGATGGTGGCGATAATGATGCCGGTTGTGACGTCGATGATGACGATAATAGGGCCGGTTATGATGCGAGCCATAATACTTATAATAATATGGTCGGCCATACATAACGGTACCGTAAGAAGATGGCACCACAGTGGTGTGGTCATATGGTCCCACCGGTTCGCTATGGGCAAAGCATCCTAAAATGAGGGACGTCGCTCCAATAAATAAGATATAAATGATATGTTTTTTCATGATTAAAATTCCTTTGTCCTATATTAGTTGCAATAAAAGTGCCAACTATTATTCTTCCTCATAGAACTCCTTAGCTTCGCCAATTCTCTTATCAAACTTCATTATAACTTCTTCGTCCATAATTGTCAAGACTCTTTTTCGAAATTTTTCATTTTGTAGTTTGCTAACCCAATGGGCCGATTGGAACTTTTCGCAATCATCTTCGCCGTAACATAGTTCATACCATGCGCCGCTTTGCTTAATTGCTTCGGAGCCTTTAATGGCGTCGAACCAGCTTTCTTCGTCTTGAACGCCGATGTCATCGCCCCACAAGATCTTAAAATTGCATTGACGACCAGCGGTACCGAATCGTGACTTCTCAAGCTTTACTTTGACCTCAGAACCAATTCTAAAGCCCTTTTCATCAGTAATAAATGAAGCCTTCGCTTTTCGGCCGGTTAACCAGATGCGCAACGAATATGCGTATATCATGGCTTTGCCACCGGGAGTTACATAAGGTGTTGTCATCGCTTCTGCAGGAGTTCTAGGGATGTTTGTTTTAAGTTGATTTAGAACCAAAAAAGATGACTGACTATTAGCTATTGGCACTGTCAGCTTTGACATGCCTTTTGCTAGAATTCGTGCTTTGACGGCCATTGAAGATTGAGGGTTAAAGTCTCCTTCGACGTCAGAAATTGCAGGAGTTAAAGCCAAGCTATCCCAAATGAATAGCATTTTGTTTTGATTGGCACCCAATAGCTCTTCGATTGTTTCTAATACGAATTCTACTGATTGTGCCTGAATATATAATACGTTCTCTACTTTGCAACCGGCTTTCTCGAGAAAAACAGGGTCGATGGCAGATTCTGAATCGAAGTACACTACGTCGATGCCCATCTTTTGAGCGTTTGCTGCGATTTGTGCAGCCATATATGATTTACCGGTAGATTCTAAACCGGCAATTTCAGTGATTTTGCCAAGCGGTATACCGGTTAGCTTGCCACGACAAATGATGCTATCGAGCCAACGAGAGCCGGTTGGAATCCAATCTGTGACAACCGTTGGATTGCTATCGTCGTTCAAGTCATGAGCAACTTGCATTCCAGCTTTCTTATTAATTAATGAACGCATTTGGTCCATTGATAGCTTTCCTGCTTTGTTTGTTTTTACTGTTTTTTGCCGTGCCATTCTTTTCTCCTATTTCCCGACTTTGAATGCATGAATACAACTACGAAAACCTCTTTTGTCCATTCGGATGCAAACGGTCTCTCCATAATCTTCTACAGCTAAAACATATTTTCTGCTGCGAGTTAATAGATTCGTAATATCGCTGTTGTCTGACCAGAAGGTAACATAGCCTTCTTTTATATCGCCTTTATGCGCGTTTACAGCGCTTTCGGCATCAGGTCCGCCCCCTTTGCCTTTGAACTTTTTTGCAACTTTTTTAAGCTTATCAAAAAAGTCCTTGTCTCCACGTTTATATACCTTTTTCATTTTTCTCCTATTGATGAGCCTGTTGGGGGGTATTATCACTCATTATTAAACCAAACTCGTCTCTCATATTATACCAGTCTTCGTAAAGATTGTCAAGTGTTGTTTTAACGTTAATTTTCTTTATTTCGTAGTCGGCCGCTGGACGTGCGGAAAACTTAAAGTATTTGACTCCTCCGCTAACTCCAACTGAGCCACAAGAACATTCTCTAAAATCATCTTCTGTCCTAGAATAAACAATGTCTGTGCATTCCTTGCATTCGACTGCTTTAATTAACAATTTAGTTTTCCTTTTGTGTGTAAAGTTTGAGGCATCTGTAAACCCATGCCTCCCTGCGGTATCTAACCTAAGCTAGAAGCTCTTTAAAAGCCTTATCCACTGCATTGGTTCCAGAAGGAACTGTAGAGGAAGAGGCATCGACAACGGCATCTTCACTGTCCAAAAAGTTGGCAAGAATCGTTTGAACTTCTTCAACTGTTTTTCGCGATGCTGCGAAAAGGTCATCAAAGCTTGGAACACTTTCCATTAGCTCAACCACTTTCTCTTCATCTTTATGAAGCGGTGAAGACTTACGTCGAGGCGTAATCTTTGTTTCCGGAAAAGAAGCACCGGCTGGTTTAATATAATTTACAACCAGATCGGTTCCCTCTTTAGGATCCGTGATATCGCCATATTCTGGGTTCAATACGAGAGCCAAAAGAGTCTCATATGCACGCTTTCCGAAACCCCAAATACGTACTCCTTCCTCTTCTTCGCCGCGAACAACAACGGGAGCGAAGAAACGTTGGCGAGCGCCAAGTTTTTTAGCAACTCGTTTTGATTCTTCAGAACCCTCTTTCCAGAGGCGACGAACATAGGTATCAATCGCATCGTCTTCGCCAAAGTTACGCTTTGGACTCAAAAAGCTCGATGCTTCGCCTACATTATAGTGGAACCAGTAATCGCGAAAGGGATCGCCATCAGCGGGAGCAACAAGTCGCACAGTTTGTTCACCCTCTTGAGGCTTCCAAAACTTGTTTGAAGCGTTACCGTTATTCTTAAGCGCGGTCATGCGCTCTTTCATTTTACTCATATCAATAGCCATAATATTATTTTCTCCTTGTGTTATAGTCGCCCTAACAAATCTCTTAGAACGCTAGTTTTTGTATTAAAGTACTATTATTTTCACAATAAACTAAAGGTTGGTCGTATTCAGTAGAAAATACCGAATATCCTACTTTCATTTTATCATGTTCAATACCTTTTTTAACATGTTTTTGAATTGTGTCCATTAAAGAACTATCCTCCTCCAACATCTTTTGAGGTATAGCATAATAATACCTTTTTTCTCTTGGAATGTCAAGAGAAAAAAAACATTTTTCTTCTTCTTTCTCAAAATCGACCAAACCAATTGTAGACATGCGAGCCGTATCGATACGCTGTGTAACAGTCGTAAAAACCGGGTTCGAATGGTTAAATATGTTGATCATGTGATATGTCGAAGAAATCATATTATTAATACTATTCCAATAATTTAAAATCGGTACTGGACCCATTATACCAGAAATTAATTCATTGTCAACTAAAATTATTTTTTCGAAGACAGCGGAACGGGCATATTCCTGAAAGACGTTAAATAACAGGTTGTTCTGTAGTTTCTGGGGGCCAATCATATTTTCCCGTTGAGGGACAATATACATTAAAGTGATTTTTGTTTTATCTTTAATTTTTTCTAATAAACGTAAAGTGACGTTGGACACGGCACCACAACTTGTAATGAACAAAGTTTCTGATTTTACTTCTTCTAGAAATTTATTGAGGCCTCGAGGCAAATTAGCTTCTTCATAGAGTTCAGGAGTAGCTTGAGGTTTCAGGCCGATTGAGCCTTTACTTTTCTTAAGGTTGGTGTCTATTTTTAGAATATTGTATTGCGGATATTGCTTAAAGCAATCTGCAATGTTACATCCGGCTTGGCCTAAGCCGATGATAGTTTGCATTTTTTCCTCTTTGTAATAAGTGTAATTAGAGTTATGGTTGTCTGACGGTGCTTTTGGCAGCATCGACTGCTTTGCCAAGGTGCTTTTTAAGAGGCGGAACAGTATCGGGATTTGCATTTCCAGCTTTAGTAGACTTGATCAAATCTAAAGCAGCTTGCCAAACCTGATATTCGCTCCCTTGAACACCGTCTATTGAACGAATCGTCGTAAGAAGTTCTTTCTGTATATCTGCAATTTTGGCTTTTTCTTCCGGAGCGTCGTCCATTCCCAATGCTTTTCCAGCAGCTTTGGACGCCGCTTTGCGGGCGGTGCGCATACCGGGTTTTGGCGCTTTTTTCGGAGCGTCGTCAGGGCGTTCTGGGCGGTTCATCATTTTGCCAATTGCATCGGTCGCTACCGATTCGCCCATATTATCTAATTCTTCCTGAATTAAAGCTTTAAGGTGCTTTTTTGTGAGTTTCATGAAATTTCTCCTGTGAATATTAGTAAGTAGTTACTTTATATTCAATTTTCTCATTTCTGCCCAATTTTTCCCACCGGTACAATTGACCTTAAAATCGCCAAAGCGCGTTTGGCCAAATAATTGCCTTATGTTATTAACTTCATATTGATCGTCTTCATGCAAATCAATCATAATTGAATCATGATTACAGAACTTTATAAAACTTTTTTTATCTTCCAAAAATTCCCATATTTTATACATCTGTTCAAACAACATATCGGCAGCGGTAGATTGCACAATATAGCTAATCGCATGTTCCTCATCGCAAGGGATTTCCCGATGAAAAGGGGTGGTGATTTTGTCATTTGAAAAATACAAAGTTTTTAGTTTATTTCGGTCGTAAATGCCACTTACCTTGTCGTCACTGCTATTAGGGTTGTAAAGCCAAGCAAATATGCTTTTTTTAGCCATATTTCGGTCCTTTACACCCTTAAATACATTCTTAAGATTCCACTCATGAAGGTCTTCTTCGGGTTGAGGCTCATTAAGCAGAGCTAAGACCGTTCTCAGTTCACATGCATTGAAATCTAGTTCAAATAGCCAATCGTTTGTAGGAGTGAGAATGTTCCTGTATTTTTTAGCCAGCGTCATAATGGGAAAAGAGTATTTCTTTGTGCTTAAACGGCCAGTTCTGGTTTTAAACTGTTCGTAATCAATATACTCTTTGGACTCTTTAACCAATTTATATGTATTCTTATCTTGTACGGTGAGTCGGCTCATTGCGCTGAGATCTAGATTCAACGGTTGATGCTTTATGTCTGCTACCATTTTGGTTATTTTAAG